TTTCTTACCTACCTCAGGGTGGCCTTGTAACAATTGTAGACAGCGAGATAGTTCAATTGTCCAACACTGGTATTCCTTACCACCACGGACAATACCCCTTTGCTCACCTACACGGCATCCAGAACGGAAAGTTCTACCGTCGGTCAGTTATAAAGACGCTAATCCCGTTGCAGCGTGAGCTTAACCGTACAAGATCACAGATCATTCACGCAAAGAACCTGATGGCTAAGCCACAGATGATGTATGCCGAAGGTTCTGTAGACCCGAAGAAGATCACAGCTCGCGCTGGTATCTGGATCCCAGTACGCCCAGGATTCTCTATGCCTACCCCTGTTCCCATTCAGCCACTGCCTAACTACGTGCTTCAAGAAATTACGCAGCTTCAGCAGGACTTTGAAGATATCTCGGGCCAGCACCAGATCAGCCGTGGCGAGTCCGGATCGGGAGTTACAGCAGCAACTGCCTTGGCCTACCTTGGCGAGCGCGACGATGCCTACCTAACAACAATCTTTAACAGCATTGAAGCCGGCGTTGAAAAGATTGCCCGTCAAGCGCTGTCTCTATTTGTGCAGTACGTAGAAGAAAAGCGTATGATCAAGATCACCGGATCAGATGGCTCGTTTGACGCCATGATGCTTTCCGGATCTGACGTTGCTTCTGGAACTGACATCAAGATCGAGTCTGGATCAGCCCTTCCAACTAGCAAGTCTGCTCGCCAGGCCCTAGTTACTGAATGGATGAAGATGGGCTTCATTAGCCCAGAAGATGGCCTACGCATCCTAGAGATGGGTATGCTGAAGCAGTACTACAACGTAATCAAGATTGACGAAAACGCTGCTCAGCGTGAGAACTTAATGATGAAGAAGATTACTGATGAAATTGCACAGCAGGTCGAAGAGGCTTGGAACGCTGGAGCTGCAAACGGTGACATAGACAAGATTGACCCGACAACCGGTGCACCACTTCAAGTGCCAGCAGTTGTCCCAGTCAACGGTTGGGATAACCACGCAGTTCACATTGAAATCCACAATAGGTTCCGTAAGAGCCAAGCGTATGAGATTTTACCTGATATTGTTAAGAAAGAATTCCAGAAGCACATCTCGATCCACGAGAACGCTTTGATGCTAAAGCAACAGCAAGAAGCTATGCTTAGTGGTGCTATACCAGAACCAGCAGCTGATGGAACGCAACAAGAACAATCACCAGGTACACAGCCGGAACAATCTGGCTTCACTCAAGAACAGTTAGGATAAGAGACATATGTCTGAGACAGAATTCGATATAAATCCAGAGGCCCCAATTGAGGAAGCCCCTGCAATTGAAACACCAGATACACCGGCAGTAGAACCAGCTAGTGACTCTAAGGTTCACCCGGCTTACGATGGCTTGCTTGCCGAGATTCCGGAAGCATGGCACAACAAAGTAATCCCTCACCTTCAGGAACAAGACCGTAATTTTCAGCAACAGCTAGAGAAGTTCACTCCATTTAAGGAGTTTATTGACAACGGTCTACAGCCTGACATCATCCGCGATAGCCTTCGCCTAGCGGATGTTGCGCTAAACGATCCGGTTTACCTATATCGCACACTTGCAGAAAACTTGCGTGAGCAAGGCTTGCTAGAAGAAGCTAATGCCGTAGAAGAGCAAGCTGATGCTATTGAGGAAAGCGATGATGAGAACTACGAGCTGAACCCGGCAATTAGGAAAGAATTTGAAGCCCGGGATAAGCTAATCTCTGAGCAGCGAGAGTACCTAGAAAACATTCAGTTTGAAGCTGAGGTTGCTCAGGAGCAGGAAGTGCTTAATCAGCAGCTACAGGATCTGAACTCTAAGTACGACATTTCTCCAGAACTTCAGAACCGCATTCTAGGTTTAATGGAAATCCAGTTAGAGCGCGGTGAAGACGCAACTGTCTACACAGCAGCACGTGAGCTTGCTGAGATCACCGGCATCCGTTACAACGAGAAAGGTCAGCTCCCAAGTCAGCCAGCCCCAACCGTAATAGGCGCTAATGGAGGAAACTCTATTCAAACAACACCCCTTACTATTCCTAAGGACTTTAACGATAAAAAAGCAATGCTTATTCAGATGTTTGAAGAGCAGACCAAGGCCCAAAGAAACTCTATTTAATACATAAGTTAACCCGTTCACTAGCAAAAGCAGTGGACGGGTTTACTTGTATCCTGAGGTTTTATGGTATTCTAGGTATGTCAGTGGTACAGCCGATTCCGAGTCAGGGCCAAATGATACTAATAATCCCTCTTTCTTAAATCATAGGAGTCATTCACATGGCAGGAACCTCAATTCTGACCTTTGCGTCAGAAGCAATCAAGTTGGTTTATGGAGATCTACACGAGCAGCTAAGGGACAAAAACCCTGCGCTACAGCTCATTGAGTCTTCAGCAGCTAACATTACACAAAACGGTAAAGAAGTTATCTTCGATACTCACATTGGACGTAACCAGGGAATCGGTGCACGTGGCGTTCGCGAGAAGCTACCAGTTGCCGGAGCTCAGAAGTACAAGCAAGCTCACCTATACCTCACAAACCTATACGGTTCTATTGAGGTTGACGGACAGCTATTCGAGCAAGCATCCGAGAACTACCAAGCATTCATCAACGTTGTTGACAACGAAATCAAGGGCCTAAGAAAAGACCTAGCTAACGATCTAAACCGTCAGGTTTACGGAGATGGCTCAGGTAAGTTGGCAGTAGTTACTGCTCAGCCTTCTTCTTCAACCTTGACCGTTGACACCGACCACTACCTACAGGTCGGAATGACCATTGACGTGGTTGACCCAGTAACTGGTGTAAAGCAGCAGTCAGGTGCAGCAAGCTCGCTAGAAATCACAGCAATTAACGAAACAACCAACGTAATTACAGTGTCCGGTACCCTAGGTACCTTCAGCACTAACATCAGCGCTGGTGACTTCATCGTTCGTTCTTCCAACGGAGTAAACTCCTTCGGTAAGGAATGGACTGGTCTAGGTGCAATCGTTAAGGCTACTGGTTCTCTACACGACATCGATCCAGCTACTTACCCAGTATGGGCAGCAACAGAGGTGGCTCTTGGTACTCCAGGAACCTCAACTGGCGCTCTAACTGAGTTGGCTTTGATCAACCTAGTTCAGAAGGTTGACAAGCAAGGTGGAGATGTAGATGTAATCCTAGCTAGCCCAGGCGTTTTCAACGCTTACTGGGACTTGCTACAGGGTCTACGTCAGTTCACCAACGGTGCAACCCTTGAGGGTGGTCAGCGTGCATTCTCGTTCGACGCGGTTGGCAAGCCAATCAAGTTCGTATCAGACTACGCAGCTCCAGCAAACACCTTGTACGCGCTAAGCTCGAAAGAGATTGTGGTTAACCGCAAGCGCGACTGGGCATGGATGGACCGCGATGGTTCTATGTGGTCACGTGTCGCAGACACAGACGCATACGAAGCTCGCTACTACCAGTACTCTCAGCTAGGTACCTACCGCAGAAACGCACACGCGGTACTATCTAACATCACCGAGAAGTAACAAGCGACAAATTGCCCGTGGGGATAGACCCGTCTCATCTATCCCCACGGGTTTTACTTTATACTTAATTTAGGAGGCAATAAATATGAGCTATATAGAATTTGACAAGATTGACGGGTTATACTCAACGGATCACCGTAGAGTGGCTGAAGTAATTAGCGATCTTTTTCCAACGGTTAGACTAATCCGAGTAGACTCGCTACACCCGACTTTTGATCCAGAACGGCCATTTGCGCTAATAGACGAGCCACACATGCTACCCCCTTACGTAATTAGGTACATGCGGGAATCTGAGGTAGATCAAAGGCTTGTTGCTTGGCTTGTAGAAAACAACATGCACGACCCAAACTCAAAAGTAAATAGACTTCAAATTTTAGAAATGGCAGAAGCCGCCATGAAGGCCAAGCGTGAGCTAGAATGGATGGAGGAAAAGAAGGACATGATGAAGTCCGTCGTAAGTTCCCGTAAGAACGAGTACCGCCACAATGGAAAGGTAATTAGGAAGTAATGCCAGCAGAACTATTTACTAAAACTGCTCTAGACGTCATAACCCGCGTTAAGACTCAGTTCGGAGACTCCTCTGGAGCCCAGATCACTGATGAGGCGATTATTCGTTGGATCAACGACGGCCAGCAGGAAATCGTAAACAATAACGCAATCCTAAAAGATGTTAAGTACTCAAACGTTGTAAAGGGTCAGGCTGAGTACAGCTTCCCAACTGACAAAGTTCAGTACATCGAAGCTGTTTCAGTAAACAATAGGCCGGTAAGAAACCTTTCCGCTCAGGGAGCTAGAGAGTACATTCTTCAGCAGGATCCTCAGTCAGAGCAAAAAGCAGACATGCCACTTATCTGGTACGAGCGTGCCGGCATAATTACTTTTTACCCAGTTCCAGACAAGGATTACACAAACGGCTTAAAACTTGAGTACGTTAAAATGCCTACTGACGTAACCACCTCGGGAGGTCTTTTAGCTATTCCGGACCGCTACCTGAATGAACTTGTTAATTACTGTATGATCCAAGCTCTTGAGTTTGACGAAAACTACGGAGCTGCGCAAGCAAAAGCTGGGCAGTTTAGAGAAGGTTTAGACCGCATGTATCTAAAGGAGAACTTGTCACAGAACGATCTGTATGAGCAGATCCTACCGGACCCGTTGGATTATGTCTGATATAGTACGGGAACGCTCTGCCGTACTAAACAATTTTTCCGGAGGTTTAAACAACTTCTGGGACCCTTCAGCTATTGCTGAAACAGAAGTCCCATTTTTGCAAAACCTAGAATTCTCGCCAACTGGTGCTTTATCATCTAGACCTTCCATATTTGACGCAGGTACAACTTTTCCTGAGGCCAGCACGTTTTTCAACATCTTAGGTTTTTACGTAGCTCAAAACGGTACAAGATCTGCAATAGTCGTGTCGCCAACCAAGACTTACATTTGGAACCTTGTTAACACCTGGACTGAGATTTGGAACTTTCCAGCAGCTGACTTTGTACAGTATCAAGATTATGTAATCATGTGCCGCATTAACGGTGCGGGTGCATACTGGAACGCAAATGGAGCACCAGGGTACAACGCTGGTACTGGACTCTGGACCGTAACCGGATCAAATACCTCTACGATTGCAACAATGCCACCCGGTAGAGGTATTGAACTTCACCAAGAACGTCTATTTTTATTTGGCCCAC